CTGGTGCGAGGGCGCGAGATGATGGATGAAGGATTTGCCATCCGCACGCGGTGCATCACGGAAACGGAAGGTCGCGGCATAGTGCCCGTCTTTCATGATAATGCACTCCAGCCCCGCTGCGGTTGGCGGCAGGATGGATGCCATGTCGGGCGTTTGCTGAAGCAACTTTTTGCGGTGGGTCACGCGGATTTCATGCCCACCGACCATGCCGGTAAGTCCCTGACCTGGCTTTTCGGAAACTTCGGATGCGTCAATAGAGGTAAGTTTTGCTTTTTCCGCTGCCTGCAAAATGGCATTCGCCAGCGGGTGTTTGGAGTAATGCTCAAGGCTTGCGGCCAGTTGCAAAATATCATTCTGGCTGATGCCTTGTGCGGGTACGATCTCGGTAAGCTCCGGCTTGCCGTAGGTCAGCGTGCCAGTCTTGTCAAAAATAGCAGTGCGGCAGGTGGGTAGCAGCTCCAGCACCGTCGGGTCTTTAATGATGATGCCGCGCTTGGCCGCCATAGAAATGGCGCTGATGAGGGTGATGGGAATGGCAATCAGCAGCGGGCATGGGGTTGCCACCACCAGCACCGCCAGAAAGCGGCTTACATCGCCAGTGAAATACCATGCAGCAACCGCGAAGAGTAAGGCAAGCGGGGCGAATACCGCGCCGATCTTATCCCCCAACCGGCGCATGGCGGGGCGTTTCTGTTCGGCTTCCTGCATCACTTCCATGATCTGCGCGTAGCGGGAATCCTGCGCCAGCTTCTCGGCGCGAATGACCAGCACGGCTTCCCCGTTGATTGCGCCGGAAAGCACCGCCGCGCCCGGCGCTTTGGACACCTGATAAGGCTCGCCGGTGAGGTAGGATTCATCCATCGCGCCATGTCCCTCGATCACCACGCCATCAACCGGCGCGGCCTCGTGCGGGAACACGACGATTTCATCGCCGATGGCAATATCTGCCAGTGGAATTTCTTCGATCTGCTCGCCGTTCCTGCGGCGTGCGGAAGCGGGCATACGCTCGGCAAGTGCAAGCAACACAGAGGATGCTTTGCGCATGGCGTAAGCCTCCAACGCCTGACCGCCGGAAAGCATGATGATAATGAGTACGGCAGCGAGATATTCGCCCACCCATGCCGCTGTGACCAGCGCAAGTATAGCCAGTAAATCCGCACCAAAATCACCGCGCAGCAACTTACGCAGTATTTGCAACACCAGCGGAACACCGCCGAGGGCAATGACAGAAAGAAGCGGAATATCTGCGGCTGTTAAGCCGAACGCAGGCGGAAGTCCTGCCCAACGCAGCGCGAAATGTACAACAATTGCAATCAGGCATAAGGCAAGCAATGCCCAATGCCAGCGCGATGCGGATGGTAAACTGATTCTTTTTTGTTCTTGAGATGTTGTCTGCATAACCAGAAAACATAACAGAGCATACTTATTATGTCCGAAAAATAACAGGATAAATGAGCGTTAATACTCGTATGTGCGCATGATGGTCAGCACGCGGGTGGTGACATCGGGGTTGCTGGGGTCTTCGGAGCCGAATTCCATCCGGTTGTCGTAGTAATCGATTTTCCAGAAGCAATCATGGCCTTCGACGGTGATCTTGCCGAAATCATGCTCGCCATGCGGATCATTTTCGCTGGTGAAATCGTCAAACTCCATCACGGCACGGAAGATGGCAAGTTGCGTTTCTTCCGAAAGCTCGTTGATGCCGGGCGTTGTCATGATTTTGCCGCCCCAATAGGTTTGGCGAAGCCGGTCGTTCAGGTTGGCAATTCTGGTGGTGGTGAGTGTGTTTAGCATAGGTGTCCTCATAGGTTTAATGTTGCTTGTGCGGGGGTAATTGGCTGGATGACGTTAGGAAGCAGCTCGGCGGATACGCCGTGCTTCTGCATCATCTTCCATTGTGGGGTGGCGCGAGATTCCCACTCTTCCATGCGAAGGGTGTCACCGTGGACGACTACACCCGGCAGGCGGAGCGCCGATAGTTGGAAATACGCCATGTTGAAGCAGGTGCGGTTTATGTCGATGGCTTGGAACAGCATGGACACGCATGGATCAAAGCCTTCCTCGCGGATGGCATTGGCGGCTTCAATGATCATCACCCCTGCACCGCAGGCTGGCTCCTGAAGTGTGATATAGCCTTGTGCACTGATCTTACTGCCGATGCCGTGCATCTGCATCTTGGCGATCATGCGGCTGATGGCGTTGGGGGTGAAGAATTCGCCGTTGTATTTATTGCTGACTTCCAAGTCCATATATTGCTGGCCGAGGAAGTCCTGATTGCTGGTGCGTAAGGCCATGAGCGACGTGCCGTAAAGCGTGACGATCAGGTCGATCTCTTCACGGGTGTATTTCTTGATGGTGTCGAGGTAACGCTGCTCGATGCGGTCATAGTCATCATCTTTATCGAGATGGCCGTAGAAGTATGGCTCTTGATGGATGGTACAGGCAGCGATCTCGATGAAATCGCGAAAGATTTCATGCCAGCTGCGACGGTAAGAGAGATCATCAAAGGCTTTACGGAATTGCTTGGCGTGATCGGTATTTGTCATGCTTATTATCGTTCAATAACAGTTGCTTAGTTGCTGAAACGATAACAGGTGGCACATGGCAATCAACGCTGTTTTATATTGTTTTTCAATATGTTGAATTGGTGCGGGTGTAATTGATGCCACGCTTAGTGTGGGGTGGAGCCGCTACAGCCTCTTATCAAACATAGGCTTAGGGTAGTCCATCCCGGCATCAGCATCTGCAACGGCGCAAGAGCGGCGGAAATCACTCCGCCCCGGTGCGCCTGCCTGCTGCCGTGTTCTGATCAAACGCGGCGGCGGGTCCTTCCCGGACACCCTCTTACGGGTACGCCGCGAGCGCGGGATTTCCCTAGCGCCAAATTGGAAAGTTGCGTTTCGTTTCGTTTTTTTCGGGTTGTTCGCAATACATATCAATAACTTACAGAAATCAAAAAACGAAATGGGTCAGCCAATGGAGGGTCAAATGAAGGTAGAACTGCTCAAACTAGACGAAATCACGCCTTATGCACGCAATCCACGGATCAATGCGCACGCGGTGGAAAAGGTCGCAGCATCGATCAAAGAGTTTGGTTTTCGCCAACCGATTGTGACGGACGGTGAGCATGTGATCGTCGCCGGTCATGTGCGCTATGAGGCGGCCAAACGGCTGGGATTAAAGAAAGTGCCGGTGCATGTAGCCGAAGGACTCACGCCAGCGCAGATCAAAGCCTATCGGATTACGGATAATCGCGTCGGTGAAGAATCGGAATGGGATAAAGCGCTGCTGCAGCTGGAAGTCACCGAGCTGGGTGAAGAGAAATATGACACAGAATTGCTGGGCTTCAATGTCGAGGAACTGAAGGAGATCGAATCCTCGCTGGATGATCTGCTGGAGGATGGTTTCGGCGATGATGAAGATGGCACCATCGAGGAAGCGGATACCACTGCCCGGATCGGTTCCTACTCCTTCACCATTGAGCGCGGCCAGTATCTCGAATGGCTGGAAGCGCTGAAGCAGAAAGCTGGCTTTGAGAAAAAAGACATCATCGAAGAACTGAAAAAACGGTTGGGATTATGAAACTGATCAACGTCAATGAGATTGCGCCCTCGACTTATAACCCGCGCGTGGCTGATCCGGAGCGGCTGGATTTGATCGAGCTATCGCTTCGCAAGCTGGGCTTTTTGCTGCCGCTTTATGCCACGCCGGATGGAGAAATCATCTCCGGGCACCAGCGTCATCATGTCGCCTGCCGTATGGGTGCGACGCAAGTGCCGCTGGCGGTCACCCGTGCGATGGATTTAGCCGAGCGTAAAGGTGTGAACGTGGTGTTCAACCGCGCCACTAATGATCTGGGGCAAAGCGATACGGTCGAGAAGATCAACAATCAGCTCAAAGCCGCCGATGTACGCAAGCTGGCCGAAGCGATCCTCGATAAGGAAGTGGATAGCCCGGAATTCTTTCCCTGCCTGAATGCCAAACCGCACGCGATTGCGCCGTTTCTCAAAGCCAATCAAGGCCGCTGGAAGAACTACGCGCTCAATCTTGCAAAAACACTCAAGCGCCGGGGCATCGTGATGCCGATTGTTGCCACGCGGGATTACAAGGTGGTTAATGGTATTGGCCGTTTGCAGCAATTTGCCGAAACTGGCAAAGAGCAGATTCCAGTGGTTTTTGTCACGGACGAAGAAGGCGCTCTGGCGGAGGCCATGCTTAATTACCTGTCGATGGATTTTGACATTCACCGCCGCTATGAGGATTTGCTACGTCATAATTCGTTCCGGCGGCTGCATCAGGTACGCAAGAATCTGGGGCGCGGCTTCATCTTCGCGGTGGCAGGTGATGCCACGGCTAAGAGTTTTGATGTCACCAAAGAGGATTGCCGCCAGCGTTGGATTGCCAAATATGGCCGCTGCGTACTGGATTTTGGTGCCGGGCATTTGCATGAAACGCATATCCTGCGAAGCATTGGTGTGACGGTCACCCCGTTTGAGCCCTACCGTGTCACGCATGGCAAAGACATTGATAAGGAAGCGAGCCTCACACTCACGAAGGAATTCCTGGAGGCGATAGGCACGGACAAGCTGCGCTATACCTCGATCTTTATTTCCAGCGTGCTGAACAGCGTGCCGTTCAAAGAGGATCGTCAGCATATTGTTTGCATCTGCGCGGCATTGGCACAGGAACAAACGCTGCTTTACGCGGTCGCCTCGGCGAGCAACCACATCAATATCAAGCAGCTGAATGGCTATCATTCACTGAATGAGCGGCAATCGAGCGGCGTGCTGTTCCAACTGGATTACGAGGAAGGCATCACGCTGGGCGACATCGCCACCTCGCCGAAAGTCCAGAAGTACCATTCGCAGCGCGAGTTCTATGATCTGTTCAAAGAATTCTTCGACATCGTGAAGGTGGATGAGTGCAATCAGAATGTGCAGGCGATCTGCGCTAAACCAAAGAAAATAAACGCGAAAAGACTGAAAGCAGCGCTCGAATTTGAGTTCGATTTACCCTATCCTGATGGCACACGGATGGGATTGGTTTCTCAAGCAAAACAGGCCTTTTCCAACCGGTTAGGAATAAAGCTATGATCATACTACTCGATTTGAATTACACGCTGGTTGCCAACAGCCATGACAAACGCAAACCCTTCAGCTCGCAGATTGAATATGAGCAATATCGCGAATGGTTGGTGAGTTTGGTGGCACCCTATCACACCATCCTGATGACAGCGCGACCGGAGAAACACCGGCAACTGACGCTGGATAGCCTATACGGAAAAGCCGGATGGATTCCGCAGGAAGCGCATTTCAATCGCTATTACAAACCGCCCCATATTGCCAAGCGGATCATGCTGGAACAGCTGGTCTTTCCGAAGCATGGCACAAATCCGAAGCAATATCTGGCGATTGAAAGCAACCCGCGCACGCAGGCCATGTATGGGGAATTTGGTATCCCCTCAATCAAAGTATGTGAGCATGAAGTATGGACAACACTCCCCACACCGCAGACGGTGAGCTGATCGACATCCCGAAGGAATGGACGTTTGAGAATGCCAGTGTTGCCAAGGGATTTGATCATCACGTGCGCGAGCAGCTGCCGTGGTATGATCTGGTCACTGGCGCGGTGGCGCATATCGCCCGGCATTACATCCCGCAAAATGGGCTGGTCTATGACATTGGCGCATCCACCGGAAATATCGGTAAGGCGTTGGAACCAGCTCTCACGCAGCGCCGTGCCCGGCTGATTCCGATTGAGCCAAGTGCGGAGATGTGCGCCAGCTATCACGGACCCGGCAAGGATGATCTGATTCAGGCCGATGCCTGTCATGTGCCAATTCAGCCCTTTGATGTGGCGATCTGCTATCTGGTGATGATGTTTATGCCGGTGCATGAGCGCCCGGCCTTTATCGAAAAGCTCCGGCAAAACCTGAAGCCCGGTGGCGCGATTGTGATCGTCGATAAATGCGAGGCAGCCACTGGCTATCAGGCAACCGTGCTGTGGCGGCTGACGCTGGCGGGAAAGATGGCCGCCGGTGTGATGCCGGAACAGATTATAGCTAAGGAATTATCGCTCGGCGGGGTGCAGCGCCCCCTTGATCCATCGATTTTAGGAGATGACGCACAGGAATGGTTTCGGTTCGGAGAATTTGCGGGGTGGATAATGACATGATGATGGGAACACCGAATGCAGATTCTTCACAAAGTCGCCGTTATTGCCCGGTTCCTGAACCTGACCGAACGCCGGGTGCAGCAGCTGGCGCGGGATGGCATCATCCCCAAGCCAGAGAAAGGCAAATACGATCTGGTGCGCTGCGTGCAGCGCTATGTGCATTATTTGCAGGAACGTGCCTACGGCAGCGGCGAGACTCCGAGCGACACCTATCAGGAACGCGCCCGGCTGATTAAGGCGCAGGCCGATAAAACCGAACTGGAAGTAGCGACGCTTAAAAGCGAGCTGGTGCCGGTGGATGTGGTGGAAAGCGATTGGCTGAACCATGTTTCTGCCTGCCGCAGCCGCTTGCTGGCTATTCCCAGCAAATCGGCCTTTCAGATTGCCACCTTAAAAGAACCCGATGAGATCGAACGCTTTTTGAAACGCGCCATTAACGAGGCACTGGCGGAGCTATCACGCGATGACGACGAAATACAAGACACTCCGGAAAAAACTCCAAAACGCATGGACTCCGCCACCGGAAATGACCGTAAGCCAGTGGGCGGACGCAAACCGAAAACTAAGCCCGGAAGCAAGCGCCGAACCCGGAAGGTGGAGGACTGACCGCGCACCCTATCAGCGCGGCATGATGGATGCAGTCAATGAGATGGGCGTGCGCGAGGTGATCTTCATGACCTCGGCGCAGATAGGAAAAACCGAGATATTGAACAATATCCTTGGCTATTTTGTGCATCAGGACCCGGCACCGATTCTGTTTATCCAGCCGACACTGGATATGGCTGAGGCATGGAGCAAAGACCGCCTTGCGCCGATGATCCGTGATACGGATGCGCTGACTGGCTTGTTTAAGGATGCGAAAACACGCAATAGCGACAATACGCTGCTGCATAAGAAGTTCACCGGTGGCCATATCACGATGGCGGGAGCTAATAGCCCATCATCACTGGCCAGCCGCCCGATTCGCATTGTGTTGCTGGATGAAGAAGATCGCTATCCGGTTTCGGCAGGTAGTGAGGGTGATCCGGGATCACTGGCACAGAAACGGACAACGACATTTTGGAATCGGTTGCTGGTATCGGCTAGCACGCCGACCATTGAGGATGAAAGCAAGATTGAGTCACGCTATCAGCAAAGTGATCAGCGAAAATTCTATGTGCCGTGCCCGGAATGTGATGCGTTTCAGGTGCTGCGGTGGCAGCAGATCAAGTTTGAGAAAGGCAATTCGGCCAGCACCTATTATGAGTGCGAGCATTGCGAAGCCCACTTACGCGATAGCGATAAAATGTGGATGCTGGAGCATGGCGAATGGCGAGCCGAAGCCGCCTTCAATGGCATTGCCGGGTTTCATATCAACGAGCTGTACAGCCCTTGGGTGCGCTGGCGTGAAATGGTGGAGAATTTCCACAAAGCCAAGCGCTTGCCGGAAACGCTGAAGGTTTGGGTTAATACCAGCTTAGGCGAGACATGGAAGGATAAAACCGAGGGCGTTGATCCTGCTGGATTGCTTAAACGCAAAGAAAATTGGGGGCGTGTCGCCCCTGATGGCGTGATGGTGATCACTGCTGGTGTGGATGTGCAGGACGACCGGCTGGAAGTGGAAGTGATTGGCTGGGGCGTCGGGCAAGAATCATGGTCACTGCAATATCATGTGCTGCATGGTGATCCGGCGCAGGCCAAGGTATGGAAGGATTTGGATAATGTGCTGTCTCAGCTAATTGCCACCAGCGATGGCCGCACCTTGCCCGTGGGCTGTGCATGTGTGGACTCAGGCGGTCACCATACGCAAAAGGTCTATGAATACTGCAAAGCGCGTGAGTACCAGCGAATTTATGCGATTAAAGGCGCGAGTCAGATTGGCAAGCCTCTGGTTAGCAAATTCAGCAAGGCGAATAGGCTGCGGGTTAAGCTCTTTTCTATCGGCACGGATACGGCGAAACAAATGATCTATGCCCGGCTGAAGATTCACCAGCCGGGTGCGGGATATTGCCATTTTCCATCCAATTATCCGGAGGAGTATTTCAAGCAGCTGACTGCCGAGCGCATCCAGACGCGGTTTGTGAATGGTCACCCAACGCGCATTTGGGTGATGCCCAAAGGCAGACGTAACGAGGCGCTCGATTGCCGTGTCTATGGCATGGCGGCGCTGCATATCCTCAATCCAAATCTGGATCGGCTGGCCAAAGAGCGTGAACGCGAGCAGCTGCGCCAGCCTGAAACGCAGGAAGTAACAGAGGCACCGACCAGTAAAGACTGGATGGGCTACGAAGACTGGAATTTTAACTAAACTCTTAGAGTTAAAGGAAATCATCATGGCACTGACACTTACTCAGGCGCAAACCGCGTTAGATGCGTGGATTGCGGCAGACCTCGCTGTGGCCAAAGGCCAGAGCTACACGATGAACGGGCGCTCGCTGACGCTGGCCAATGTGAAGGAAATCCGCGAGCAGATTCAATATTGGGAACGCCGCGTTTCGGCTTTCCAGCAAACAGTCCAGCAAAACCAACACGCAGCCTTAGCGGATTTCTCAAATGACTAATTTCATTGATAAAGCAATCGAGGTTGTCTCACCGGAGGCAGCGCTTCGGCGGGAAACGGCGCGGCATATACTCAAAGCGCAGCGTGCCTATGAAGCCGCACAGCCCTCGCGCCTGCGTAAAACCAAAACCGATCCCGGCTCTGGTGATACGATTCTGGAACGCGCTGGCGTGTCACTGCGCCTGCAAGCCCGACATCTCGATGAAAACCACGATCTGGCCGGTGGGGTGTTGGATGTGCTGGTCAATAATGTAGTTGGGCGCGGGATTGCGGTCGAGCCGCAGGTGAAGCTCAAAAACGGTGATCTGGCCAAGCCGGTTAATGACAAGCTGATGGAGCTATGGGAGGAATGGGTGCGCTTCCCGGAAGTCACATGGGAATGCCACTGGAATCACATGCTGCGCCTGCTTGCCCGGCACTGGTTCCGCGATGGTGAGGTGTTGGTCAAACATATTGAAGGCACCAGCAACACGATTGATCACGGCACGCTGGTGCCATACTCGCTGGAGATGATCGAAGCGGATTTCCTCCCCTTTGATCTGACCGACACCAAAAAGAAGATCATTCACGGGGTGGAAAAGAACGCATGGCGCAGGCCGCGAGCCTATCATCTCTATAAAGAGCATCCGGGTGATGCGCACACGCTGGTCACCAAGTTTGACACGAAGCGCTTCCCGGCAGAAAAGATTCTGCATCTGAAGATTTCCAAACGGATCAGCCAGACACGCGGGGTATCAGTCTTTGCCAGCGTGATGGCACGCATGGAAGATATTAAGGATTACGAGCTTTCCGAGCGCATGGCAGCCAAGGTAGCGGCCAGTATTTGCGCGTATATCCGCAAAAGTCTGGATGGACCCGCTGCCGGTGTACAGGTGGATGAAAGCGGCAAGCGCAAGATGGAAATGCGCCCCGGCATGATCTTTGACAATCTGCTGCCCGGCGAAGAAGTCGGCATGATTGATAGCAACCGCCCGAATGCCATGCTGGAGCAGTTTCGCAACAGCCAGCTTCGTGCGGTGGCAGCGGGTACTTCCACTGGTTATTCCTCGATTTCGAAGGATTATAACGGCACCTACAGTGCCCAGCGTCAGGAGTTAGTCGAGCAATCGGTACATTATGCGGTGCTTCGGGAATATTTCATCGAGCGCTGCGTGCGCCCGATCTGGGAGCGGTTTGTCAGCATGGCTGTACTTTCCGGTCAGCTGCAGCTTGCCGAAGGTGAGATCAACTCGAACAGCCTGAAGAAAGCTGGCTTTCAAGGTCCTATCATGCCGTGGATTGATCCGCAGAAAGAAGCCAATGCCGAAGAGAAGATGGTATCTGCCGGGTTCAAATCACGGGCGCAGGTGATCCGTGAGCGTGGTGGCAACCCGCAGGATACGTTCGAGCAAATCAAGCAGGAACGTGAGCAGGAAAAGGAGGCTGGCCTCAGCTTCAGCACCAGCGGCAAACAACTTTCATTATTCAACGAAAACCAAGGAGACAGTGATGCCGAAGAAAACGACACAGACTCCGGAGAAGAAAAATCCGGAGATTCTAACCCGAACGATTGATCTCAATCGTGAATCCATTGTGGATGAAGAAAGCCGCCTCGTGCGGCTTTCTTTTTCGTCTGAGGAGCCGGTCACCCGCGCATCCTTTTTCAGTGATCCGTGGATTGAAGTGCTTGGGCATGAGCGCAGCGAGGTTGATCTGCAACGCCTGAATAACAGCGCCCCGGTGCTGTACAACCATGATCGCAATGAACGCGGCAGCCGCATTGGTGTGGTGGAACGCGCATGGGTCGAAAATGGCCGTGGCTATGCAGAAATCCGCCTGAGCAAGCGCGATGAGGTGGAAGGCTTCTGGCAGGATGTGCGTGATGGCATCCTCCGCAATGTCTCGGTCGCTTACCGCATTAACGAGCGCAAACTCGAAGAAGAAAACAAAGATACACCAGATCGCTATCGCGTGACTAGCTGGACACCGATGGAGATTTCACTGGTCGATATTCCTGCTGATCCCACCGTTGGGGTTGGCCGGTCTCTGGAGGAAACCCCTTCAGCATCACAACCCCAACCTAACCAAAAGGAGAACACTATGCCTGAGAAAGTC